GTTATGCTTTCGGTTGGTCTGACCCACGCGGCATTTTTGGCTCCCCAGGAGCATAATATATAAGGGGAGGGTCTTTCTAACCCTCCCCTGCTTTGTAAATTTTTCTGGGATTGCATAGCCCTAGCGACTGGCCCAGCAGACGCTCACAAGACGCTAGGGCGAAACCTTTGTGAGAAGGACACTACGTTATGGCTAGAACGACTTTTTCCGGTCCGGTCCGTTCGTTGCGCGGGTTTATAACCGCCGGACCCGATGCAGTTGTCAATATAACTGCCGAGACAACCCTTACGTTTGCCGACCATGCAGGTCGCGTCATAGAGATAAATGATGCGGATGGTGCGGTAACTCTGCCGACTATTCAGGCTGATTCCGCAGGGGCGTCTGCCGGTCAAGATGATCCAAATGTAAACAACCAGCTTGGTGCTGTTTACAGGTTTTACATTGGAACCGACGCTACGGATCTTGACATCAAAACAGATGGCACTGACAAATTTCTTGGCTCTTTAGCTGTTGGCGTCACTGATGGCAGTTATAAGGTTTTTATACCCGGTTCATCAAACGATGTGATTTCTATGAATGGCGGAACGCAGGGCGGAGATAAATTCTCTTACCTTGAGATTACTGCCATTGCTGACAATGAATATCTTGTTCAGGGTGTTCTTATTGGATCTGGAACAATTGCAACTCCTTTCGCGGATAGCTAAACCTGAGTAATGGAACGGGGGCGTTGCCCCCGTTCTGATAGGAGAGTCTTATGGCAGACGCCGTAACTGCTACCACTGTAATAGATGGCCCCAAATCTGTGGTAATTTATTGCACCAACACAAGCGACGGGACTGGAGAAGCTGCTGTTACAAAAGTGGATGTTTCCGAGTTGTCTGCGCTTCAAGATGGAACCGCTTGCACAGGAGTCCGTATCCAGAAGATTGTGTTTTCTAATGTTGGTATGGGCGTCAAGGTTCTTTGGGACGCTTCGACTGACGTTATTGCAGCACAACTTCCGGCGGATTATTCCGACACGTTAGACTATTCAGACATAAGTGGTCTTCCAAATGTCGCGGCCTCCAGCGGAAAAACCGGAGACATACAGTTCACTACGGTTGGTCACACCAGCGGGGACACGTATTCCGTAGTTCTATATTGTTTAAAACAATATTAAGGCGTGGTTTTATGAAAGGCTACTTGTGTTATGGCTGTTTCCGGATCTAAGGATTTTGAACCTAATGTAGCTGAATACGTGGAAGAAGCGTTTGAGCGGTGTGGCTTAGAATTTCGTACCGGGTATGATGCCCGTACTGCGCGAAGATCCATAAACTTCCTTTTTGCAGATTGGGCAAACCGGGGCTTAAATCGTTGGACCATAGATCAGGTGAACCAAACCCTGGTTTCCGGTCTTTCTGAATATCCCATAGGAACAATAACGGCTACTGTAGGGGCTTCTACGAACCTTGTTGTTGGCAACACCATAACAGGTTCGTCAAGCGGTACGACTGCGGTTGTTTTAACAAAACCCAGTTCGACTACGGTTACATTAAGTATTCCTTCGGGATCTTTTACCGCTGGAGAAACCATTACCAGTACCGATAGTAGTGGTTCAGCAGTAAGTACTACAATATCGTCAGACCCCAGCATTAACGACATCCGGGCTACTATTGACATCTTGTCCGCCGTTATCCGGCGGAGTGATTCGGACATTTCCATTAGCCGAGTCAGCCGGGACGACTACCTTAGCATACCTTCCAAAACAACTTCGGGCAGACCGGTCCAATTTTATGTAGATCGGCAAATAACACCTGTTGTTAAAGTTTGGCCGGAACCTGAGAACAGCACTGACATATTTATCTATGACCGTCTGGTACGCATAGATGACGCAGATGCTTCTATAAACACGGTTGAAGTCCCTTTCCGGTTTTATCCTTGTCTGGCCGCTGGTTTGGCTTATTACATTTCCTTAAAAAAAGCCCCCGACCGCGTGGCGGTTCTAAAATCCATTTATGAAGAAGAGTTTCTTCGAGCAGCCGAAGAAGACCGGGATCGCGCAAGTTTCAGCGTAGTCCCTTCTTATAGCTATCTTAGTGCGACTTCATAATGGCGAGATACGCCTCAAATAAATATGCCATGGGCATCTCGGACCGGTCCGGAGCCGCGTACCGTCTAAAAGACATGCGTAAAGAATGGACGGGAATGCTTGTTGGGAAGGACGAATGGGAAGCTAAACAACCCCAGTTGATGGTTGTTAAGACTCCTGCTGACCCCCAAGCCCTGCGGAATCCCCGACCAGACAGGACGGAGCCCGCCGTAGAAGTCTTACTACCTGAAAATGCTTTCAAATCTTCTTCCAGTGGGTCGTCTACTATAACAGTTACGGAACCCGGGCATGGAAGAAGTACTGGTGATACAGTGCGCTTTCGTTCTGTGGAACCTTTTGATGGGTTTTCCTCAAGCGTTGTAGAAAACTCCGACGGTTACTCCATAACCAAGGTTGATGATGACCGTTATACATTTGCCGCCAGTAGCGGAACCGCAACAACGGGTGGCGTAAAAGGCGGAGGTCAAAACGCCTCTGCTGGCCCTGTAACCGTGAGTGCATAGCATGGCTTTTACTTTTACAACGTTGAAAACGGCTATACAGGACTATACGCAAAACACTGAGTCTACTTTTGTAAGCCAGCTTTCGCGTTTTATCATAAACGCCGAAGAACGAGTTCTTAAAGAATGTCAGTTGGATGTTTTTAGGAAAAGCTCTCAAGGAAGTGCTACGTCTGGAAATCAATATTTATCCAAACCAAGTGATTTTTTATCTCAAAACTCCCTTAGTGTAATAAACTCATCCAGTAAAGAATTCCTTCTATATAAGCAAGTTACCATGCTGCAAGACTACACACCTAACCCCGCAACTACAGGGGCCCCTAAATACTACGGGGATTGGGATGAGGACACGTTTTTACTAGCCCCAACTCCGGACAGTAATTATACCATGGAATTACACTATTTTTATCGACCTGCTTCTATAACCTCAAGCGGTGACGGCACAAGTTGGCTTGGCACAAACGCAGAGTTGTGTCTTCTTTATGGAAGTCTGTGCGAAGCGTACACTTTTATGAAGGGTGAGCCCGACATGTTGAAGCAATATACCGAAAGGTTTATTGAATCTATCCAATGGCTGAAGAATCTAGGAGAAGGAAAACAAACCCGAGACGAATACCGATACGATAGAGTGAGACGGGCGGTACAATAATGTTTTCTAGCGAAAGTCAGTCGGGTTTTACGGAACCTTTTGTGTTCACAAGCAGTAATAGAGGACACTCCCCTGAAGAAATGGCAGAAATGGCAATGAATAAAATTATGGTGGTTTCTAAAGATGCCCCTCCTGCCATACGAGACCAAGCAATAGCGCATAGGGACAAATTGAAAGAAACACTTGTTTTTTATATGAATAGGATGGCGCAAAGCGAACGGACCACGATCTGGGCCTTGATGAAGCAACAGGGTCACGAAGATGTGGCCGAGATTATAAGGAGACTGTAATGGCAGTTGGATCATCCGCAATGTGCGGAACTTTTAAAACAGAGGCGATGGCAGGTATTCACTTCTGGACCCCGCATACGCGAACAGGCTCAAGCGCCATTGGCGCTGATACGTTCAAGATTGCTATGTTCACGAATAGTTCTTCTATTGATGCGGATACTACGGGATATACTACTAGTAATGAAGTTAGTGGTACGAACTATACGGCTGGTGGTAACTCCCTGGGCAGTGTGACGCTTGCTTTGGCTGATAACAGTAGCTCGGTCCCAACCGCATTTCTGGATTTTGCCGACAGTACTTGGTCCACTTCCACGATTTCCAGTGCAAGGGGAGCTTTGATTTATAACAGCACACTCAGTACCGCAGGAACTGGATCTACTACTAACCATGCGGCAAACCCTGCTGTTGCGGTTATAAACTTTGGTGGAGACAAGTCATCTAGTGCAGGAGATTTTACAATTCAGTTTCCGGCTAATGACGCCAATAATGCGATAATTAGGATCTCGTAATGGCTCTAATCACTGGCTGGAATAGAAGCACTTGGAATTCGGGGACATGGAATAGTCCTGTTCCCGTTGAAGTCACAGGTGTTTCTGCGGCCAGTGCTATTGGTTCGGCTACTGTAAGCCTACCCGTCAGCGTTAGCGTAACGGGCGTTTCTGCGGCCAGTGCTATTGGTTCGGCTTCTGTTCTTGTTCCGATTACTGTCAGTGTTACGGGGGTATCATCCGCAAGTGCAATAGGAAGCGCCTCTGCGATTACTAACTCGACTGTTTCGGTGACGGGGGTATCTGCGGCTAGCGCAGCGGGCTCTGTACAAATTAACTTTGCCTTCACTGTAGAAGGTGTTTCTGCCGAAGGGGCTGTTAATAACGCCCTTGTTTGGAGTGTTATTGATGCTTCTCAAACATCAAACTTCTCTGAGATAAGTACTACACAAACTCCGAGTTGGACAGAAATAGCGGCATAGGAATAGGATTATGGCATCATCATACACCACAAGTTTTGGTATTGAAAAAATAGGGTCCGGTGAGCAATCCGGTGCGTGGGGAACGACTACTAACCATAACTTGGATATTTTAGATCGTATAGCCTCGTATAAAGCCGTGGGTCTTTCTGGTTCAACACATACACTTACTGTTCGAGAGGCATCTCCTGAATCAGGAACTGAAAATCTTCAAGATGGCATGTATCGTGTTGTTAAGTTTACGGGTGCCTTGGGAGCTAATAATACGGTTACAGTAGCCCCGAATACGACTGCTGCCTACTTTATTATGATTAATGCCACAACGGATTCAGGGTCCAGTGGACCTTATTCAGTTATTTTAACGCAAGGTAGTGGCGCAAATATTACCGTTGAAAATGGAAAATCTGCTGTTGTTTATATGGACGGGGCCGGATCTGGCGCAGCGGTTATAGATGCGCTATCTAACCTGCAATTAGCCACCATAACAGCGTCCGGTGACATTACTTCTAGCGGCACATTTAATGCTTTAGGCGACACTGCGGCCAGCGACAAAGCTGCTGTGGGGTACACTTCTGCCGAAGGCTTAATACTGACGGGTCAAGGTAGCACGAACGATGTAACCATTAAAAATGACGCTGATGCCGATGTCCTTACGATAGCCACTGGCAGCACAAGTGTTGACATCGTTGGAGATGTCACGGCTTCTACACTGAATGCAGATGGCGACACCAGTGCGAGTGACAATGCAGCCATAGGCTACACCTCTGCTGAAGGTCTTATCTTGACAGGCCAAGGCAGTACAAATGATGTGACTATCAAGAACGATGCCGATGCCGATGTAATAACAATCGCAACAGGCGGAACAAATGTTGACATCGTTGGAGATGTCACGGCTTCTACACTGAATGCAGACGGCGACACCAGTGCGGGTGACGCTGCGGCCATAGGTTACACTTCTGCCGAAGGGTTGATTCTAACCGGACAGGGCAGTTCATATGACGTAACAATTAAGAACGATGCAGACACTATAGTTGCTGTTGTTCCTACGGGAACAGATGATCTTCGATTTTTAGACGATGCAAAGGTAGAACTAGGCTCTGTCGGAGATTTACAGATTTTCCACGACGGTTCTAACAGTCATATAAACGAAGGCGGAACGGGAAATTTAAAAATATCCACTAGTCAACTTGATATTCTTGGTGGCTCAGACGGTGGAGAAACTATGGCCACCTTTGTAGATGACGGTGCCGTAACTCTGTATCATAATAATGTTGCTAAAGTTGCCACCACCGCTGCGGGAGCCACAATAACCGGAACACTAATTGCAACGACTGACACAGACACCTCGAACACGGGCAGTGTAACTCTGGATTTCACAGCGAATCAGAATTTTGTTTTGACGTTCACGGGAAACGTAACTCTTGCGAACCCGTCTACTGAGCAGGTTGGTCAGTCTGGCATTATTGTTTGTATTCAAGATGGAACAGGGTCCAGAACATTGAGTTTAGAATCACAATACAAAACTTCTGGAGACGAAGGTATAACTCTTAGTACAGGTGCTAGTGACGTTGATATCATACCTTATTTTGTTCAAGCCGCAGATAATATTCTTCTAGGAGCGGTCCAGACAGACTTTGTAGGGGCTTAATACACCATGGTCTTTTCTTCATTCTGGTTTGGTTCCTCGGCTTCAAACCCGATCAGCCTGGACGCGACTGCTTCTGTTGGCGATGTCGGTGGGAGCAATGTGGGACGTATAAACGACGGAGATTTGATCACTCTTTTTACAACAGCATCTACGCCAACTGATGGGCAAGCCCTCGCTAAACTCGATTTTGGTTCCTCACAGACAATTGCAGGATTTAAAGCTTATCTAACGCAACAAGGCGCAGCGGATGCGGTCACGATGCGCATTGAACATTCCGATAATGACAGTTCTTGGACAACTTTTGGCACAGCTTGGACAATTTCTCCAGGCAACAGCGGTCACACTGAAACGCAAACGCCGACTGCCGTGAGTAAAAGATATTGGCGTTTAACCGCGAACCAGAACTACGACACCGCCGCGTCTACCTCGGAGCTAGCATTGTACGCGACAACCGGCCAGATGCCGTAGGAGAATAATTTATGACTTGGAAATATCAAGGTAAAGAAATTGAAGAAGGCAAAGCTTGGAAAGGTAGTAATGGAATAAATTACTCTCCTCAATGGGCTATTTGGAGTGACGAAGAAAAAGTCGCGGCTGGCTTAGTTGAAGTTGTAGAAGAAACTCCAGAACGGACGTTGTCCGACGCCAAATCTGAAAAAATTACGAAAATAAAAGTTGAACAGCGCGTTCGCTTGAGTAGTACAGATTGGTTGGTTATTAGAAAGTCCGATATAGGTACGGAAATTCCCACAAAAATTCAAAACCATCGTGATGCTGTTCGAGCTAAAGGAACAGAAATGGAATCCGCAGTTGCTGCTAAATCGGACATAAGTTCAGTTGATTCTTACAATATTGTCTGGCCTGTGTTGGGAGACTAAAAATGGCTGATGATAATGAAAATGTGCTTACGTTTGGGGATAAATCTTATTCTTCTTATGGTCTTACAGAGGAGCAGGAATATCTTGCTGGTCAGATTCAAGAATTGCAGGAGAAACGGAAGTTGCGCCACCGCGCACTCGACCAGACGACCGCAAGCATTGAGTTTTTTACGGGGCGGCTTATTGCCAGTTTAAATCAAGAAGATTCTTCAGAAGTGGGGTAGGGTTGTGCCCACGACAATAAAAGATGTTGACGCAAAACTAAACACCCATGAAGCAGTGTGCGCCGAACGTTGGAAAGAAACCGTAGAGCGTATAAAACGTCTTGAAATGATTTTAATCGGATCGGCTGGTGCGGTTATTCTGATGTTGGCCGGAATGCTCTGGAAAATATAGTATGCCGTTATCTAAGATACAGTTCCGCCCTGGAGTAAACAGGGAAACTACGTCCTACGGAGATGAAAACGGGTGGTACAATTCTGATCTGGTTCGTTTCCGAAAAGGACGCCCGGAAAAGATGGGGGGTTGGATACGTCTTAGCAGTAACACGATCCAAGGGATTGGGCGCTCTCTTCATGTTTGGTCTGCACTTAGTGGTTCCAAATACATGGGTCTTGGCACAGAAACCAAGTTCTATATAGAAGAAGGCGGTAGTTACAACGACGTAACGCCGATTCGTGCTACAACCACTCTGGGAACAAATCCGCTTAAAACGGGTACTTCAGGCACAGGAACCATGACCGTTACTGCACCAGCACATGGCGCAGTGAATGGAGATTTTGTGATCTTGAGTGGAGCCACTACCACGGATGGAATTACGGCGGCTCAAATAAACACAGAGCATAGAATAACTCTTATAGATTCTAATAGCTATTCGATATCGACTTCGGGGTCTGCTTCTTCGGGATCAACTTCGGGCGGTGGTTCTTCGGTTGTGGCTGAGTATCAAATAAACACCGGTTTGGATACCGTGGTTACGGGAACCGGTTTCGGTGCGGGTCTTTGGGGGGGACTTAGCACTGGTTACGCGCAGACTACGCTGAATGACAGTGGTGGCATCAGTAATTCGGACACTTCTTTTACGTTAACAAGTGCTTCCGATTTTGAAACAGCGTCCACTACTACAACCGCAAATCTTACTGCTTCAAGTTCCACAATAGCCGGTTCCAGTACAACGGGTTTCCCTAGCAAAGGAACGATAAAGATAGGTAGCGAGAATATCCGTTACGGGACCAACGTAGGCAACGTGTTTGGAGATTTGACTCGGGGAGAGGACGGAACTACGGCAGCAAGTTCTTCTAGCGGGGCTACCATAACCTTTGTTGGACTTGTCTTAATTGATGACGAATTGCTTCAATATACGGGTAAATCTTCTAATACTATAGACGCGGGAGTTGCCCGGGGAGCGCGAGGAACAACAGCGGCGGCTCACGACGATGGCGTAAATGTTAAGGAAGCCAACGATTTTGTGGGGTGGGGAGAGTCCTCTGCCACCGCTGCTGAAAGTGGGTCAAACATACGTCTATGGAGCCAGGACAACTGGGGCGAAGATCTTGCCTTTAATGTGTATGACGGCGCTCCTTATTACTGGGACAAGACCCTTGGTCTTGCAAACAGAGCCACAACTTTTGCTTCCCAATCGGGGGCTTCAGATGCTCCCACAATTGCTCGTAGGCTGATGGTTTCTGGAGCAGACCGCCACATTGTCTGTTTTGGGTGCAACCCGATAAATGAAACGGCTCAGGATTTGTTAATGATCCGTTGGTCCGACCAAGAAAGCCCGTTTGATTGGACTCCGACAGCGACTAATACGGCGGGCTCCCAAAGAATTTCTTCCGGCTCTCGTATAATATCGGCCCAGAAAACGCGGCAAGAAATGCTTGTTTGGACAGATATATCCCTTTATGCCATGAGATTTGTGGGCCCCCCGTTTACTTTTAGTGTCAGCATGTTGGCAAACAACGTGTCTATAATAGGGCCAAATGCGGTCACCACGGTTGGTGACAAAGTGTTTTGGATGGATCGTGAAAACTTTTATGTCTACACGGGCCGTCTTCAAGTTATCCCATGTACCTTACTTCGGTACGTCTTTGATGACATAAACTTAGAGCAGAATTTTAAATGTTTTGCTGCTTCAAATAGAATGTTCGATGAAGTGTTTTGGTTTTATCCAAGTTCTGACTCAAGAGAAATAGACCGTTACGTTAAGTTTAACTTTACGGAAAACACTTGGGATCTCGGAACTTTATCTCGGACGGCATGGGTAGATTATGGGATTCACGACAACCCCAGAGCATCCGGACAGGCCAGCGATGTAAATTACATCTATGTGCATGAAAGTGGCGACGACGACGACGGCTCACCAATGACCTCCTTTATTGAGTCTGCTGACTTTGATTTGGGGGACGGTGAGCAGTTTATGTTTGTGGATCGACTGATACCCGACATTGACATTACCAGTAGTGATGCAGAAGCTTCGGTAAATTACGTTTTGAAAACGCGAAATTATCCAGGGGACAGTCTATCCACCAATTCCACAAACGCCGTTAAATCTACAACGCAACAGGCTTTCCTGCGTAGTCGTTCACGTCAAGCGGCATTGCGGATTGAAAGCGACACGACCGATATAACATGGACCTTGGGAGATTTGCGCTTGGGGGTCCGCCCGGACGGAAGACGGTAATGGCTAAACTTCTGGATCATGCAATGCCCATGGCTCCCGATCAGTATGATGCGGACACTTTTGTAAGGATTCTACGGGATCTTGAAATGGCTCTGACAAAAATGGATTTTCCTTCTGTAGTAAGCGGGGAAGATGACACCAACGGCGTAGCGTGGTTCATGGAATAATGGCTTCCGCATACAAAAACATAGCCGTTTTGGTGGGTTCTACCGGGGACGTTACCGTGTATACGTGCCCAAGCGCCACTCAAGCCCTTGTTAAAAACATAAATTTGTATAACAGCCATTCTGGAACTATAGTAGTATACCCTAAAATTACCGACAGTTCCGCTTCTGTAACGGTTACGTTAGAAAAGAACAGCATAGGAACTCTCGCAGACGTGTCCTTAGCGGGCCCTTTTGTTTTAGAGGCCAGCGACACGCTCATTTTTAACTGTGATACGGCGTCGAAGATCTATGTCTTTGCCAGTGTTTTGGAGCTTTCTTGATGTTACAACAAACTCACCACACACTAGATAACGGCATAGGTTCCTTTCAAGACGCTTCGCCTGACTATGAACTAGCGCCCGTAGGTCTTGGTTCTTTTCAAGGGCAGGCTCAAAAATTGGCGGATTTCGGGCGCAATGGCGACATTTATGTGGTTCACGCCGCTGAAGGGGAAACCGTTGTTCCCATGGAAGTTTTCGACGCCAACCCAAAGGTGAAAGAACTTCTTTTCGGTCAGATGCGTGAAATGGGCCTTGACCCACAAGAATTTATTGTTGGTAACGAACTAAATAGCATTAACCCTGTTACGGGTATGCCGGAGTTTTTCTTCAAGAGCGTTTTCCGGTCCGTCAAGAAGGCCGTCAAGAAGATCGTCAAAGTCGTCAAAAAAGCTGCGCCAATTGTTCTTCCAATTGCAGCGTCTATGTTTGGCGTACCTTTTTTAGGAATCCCCGCCGGTTCTTTTGCCGCTAGTTTTCTGGGCAGCGGTATTGGCACTCTCGTAGGGGGTGGTTCTATAAAAGATGCTTTTAAATCTGCTATTATAGGCGGGGGTATGGCTTCTCTAGGTGCGGGTCTCAGGGGGGCTCTTTCTAGCACCGGCACGTTTATGGGAGGCTTGGAAGGTTCCTTTACGGGACTGACGCCGGTCTATAATCCGGGCGACTTTACCTCACCCATTGGATACCAAGTAGGTGCAATACCAACGTGGGGCACGGATAGCAGCATACTCCCCGGCATAGATGCTACTGCACTAGGAAAGGGTCAAGCCGTTTCTTCGGCACAGTGGGACAAGATTCTTGGCGGTGATGTCGTAGGAGGAGTTACTGGTGAGGGGTCATTGTTTGGTCCCGAACCCACGAAGGACTCTCTCGGTTTTGTTCCGATTAAGCCGACGGGCTCCGTTACGCCAAATCTTAGTCCCAATGCAGCAGCTATACAACGAGCGGCACAGGGCGTTGGGGCGGGCACTCCCGTACAATATCCGCCCGCCGCGTTTTCCGGGGCCGACCTTTCCCCGGGCGACCTTTCCTCTAGGA